GATTCATTCTCCACCATCCCTTGAGCCCTTCGCCTACTCCGGGAATGGTTGTAAAATTATAAATTGAATTGGCATGAACATCTATTGGATCGGGAATGCCTATAGTTGTCAAATAACTATTTGTTTCTGTACTATATGCAATCGAATTTGTTAATGCTCCACGATTGTCTGATTCGGCAAAGAATGAATTTGCCCCTACATATTGCGAAAAATCATTGTAATAAATCGTCTCTAAAGGACCTTCTTCATATCTGAGGGCACCAACTTCTCCGTCATGGGGACTTGTAATGTCAATAGTAGGAACAGAACCATATTTGTAACCAGGATCTAAAATATTTAATCCAATAATTGCACCAGAAGATGCATTGACAGTTGCAACTTCGGCTGATGCATACTCACCGGATCCACCAGAAATAGAAAGCCGATCACCAACTTTATAATTAGAACCAGGATTTATAATATTTAAATTGGTGACCATTCCGTATAATAATAATTGAATAACAGTTCCGTCACCCACATTATCTGTATGAATATTTTCACCTGCACTAAATGTTCCTATCTTATGGCTGATTTCCATTTGGACAAATCGAAATCCATTAGCCGAAACAGTTTCGTTTGCAGATTCTACAATGGCCGTGGCTCCGGACATTAGACCCCTTATCTTTCGCCCAAATAAATTTGCCACCGTAACTGGTTCAAGAGTTAGATGGTCTTCTAATGGAACTTCTGTTCGTAGAATTGTGATATTGCGCCAATCTGCATCGCTGGCTCGCAACATATCAGTTTCAGGAAGATAGACAGAAACATCTTCGCCGTATATTAATCTAAACAAAAACTTGAATGAGTTTTCTGTGCCTCGACTCTTATAGAAATCACGAATATTCTTTAGTGCAGTTCTTGTATTTGTGTCTGTATGTAAAGTTCGAGGAAGATCAATTGCAAATTCTGTTTTTATGTAATTGATATATTCGTCCAGAGTTTCGTCAATATTTTTGGTATCGCGCAAATCCAGCGATGCACGATCCGCTCCAACCTTGAGACTTTCTACAGGAATCTGTGGCCAAAACCTGGCACCACTCTGCTCACCATAAATTTCATAACCCGGTACAAATCTCTTTTGAGTTCCCCCAAACGAAGTGGCTACGAGGGTCTTGAATGTAGTGTTACTCGACCAATAAAAAACTTTGGCCGATGCAGTAATTTCAAGAGGGTTGTCAAGATTGGCCTTCTGAATAACCTGTTCACCAACAGTAAACGAAGCATTTGCATATGCATTCGCTTCGGACGAATATACTATAGGATCAGGATTTTCAAGAATCAGAGGTATTTCTGTCGGGGGATCAGTTTCTTCCATAAATTCATAATAGGACTTCATAAACTGAACAAAATTATCATGATCTTCCTTGACAAAATCAGGAAGCTGTTGATTCAGAATAAGTGAAGTTTTATATGAAGAAGGTGAATCTGCCATAAATGTTAATACTCACCTGTGCCTGATGATCCAGTTCCAGAAGTAGACGATCCTACGGCCCGGGATTGATTTCGGGTCGTTTGTAATGTTCCATGCAACTCGGACGAATCGTCAAACATACGAACTGTCAAATCGGAAGGCTTCAATGAAATAAGTTGATTGTTCAAAGGAACAACATCTCTCCTTCTAGGCACTATAATGATAGAAATCGTAAAGATCGAATCTACCAAAAATCCAACAAGATCGAGTTGACCAGATTCATAATCTACAGTCCCTATTCCAAGCGCAACAGGAGTATCTCCCGAATAAACATTTAATACGCCATCTTTGTCTCGTAGTACGCAACCGGAATAACCTGCATAACTAAAAATTGTACTAGTAATTGCTCCCTCATGACCTACATGAGGATTATAAATGGGATTGGCAAATTGTAAAGTAAAGTTTTGAATCACCCCGGCAATAGTAGTAATTTCTTTTCGGAGCCTTATTGTCGTGTCATTATTCACAATACCCACATTATGTTGGTCAATTGCATTCAACAAATTGGAATATCTAAAGTATGTACCAAAGCGTTCTAGATTATCTTGGCCCCAATTGACAATTTCATTCCTAATACTAGCCATCAATGCAGACTCACTCGTTGGCGTAAGGCGACTGTCCCACTTGACCGCCGAATCAACAATCAAATAAATATAATCAGGATCAACCAAAATAGGATCGACTGTAACTACATTTCTTGACTTTAGGATGTTTGTTTTTATGTTTTCCTTTTCGGCATCTGATAAAATATATCCCAGCTTAGGTTTAATGGATACATAAACCTTACCATAATTTGGGGGAACATGATCTTCACCTCCCCAACAATGAACGGCATCGACTTGAGGATAATCGGCCAATAGTTTTACTACATAATCGTCTGTGGTCACAGCCCTGTTCTGAGATTCATAATTTCGGGGAGCAAGATACTTAATCGACGCCAGACTTTCTCTATCTGCTCCCGCTGCGGCTTGAGCTATTGTTGTTGTTATCGGTGCATATGTAACTGTGTCGCCTGCGAAACCAGAACCATAATATGGAGATTTAATTGGATCTGAATTGAATATTCGTGCTCCATTTCCAACTCCACCTTCGGACACAACATAGGTAATATCAATCACATTTCCATCTTCTGGTTTATTTCCTATATTCCCATCACCAAAATAAACTTCATATTTTTCATCAGCCGTTTCTTGTATAAAGAATACATTACTGGCCGCGCCCAAAGATGTATAATCATCAGCCAAGGTATATACAGTACCCGATGTTCCTGATAAAGTGTCTGTCACTAAGACAGAAACCGTGAATGTATCTACGCTAGAGTTTGGAATAATAAAATTTTGATTGAACTGCGAGTTATACACATATTGGACAGAAGTAAACACTCCTTGTGTAATTTCCATATTAGGAACAGTGTATGGAACAACCTGGCCAGTGGACTGAAGAAAACCTCCTAGTGTATTTGCAACAGGATAGGCAGTATGCGACTGTGACGTAACAAAACTATAGGTTTTAGTTTCTAGTTCTGTAGTAAAAACAGATCCTCTAGGAACAAGAACAGTAATTCCTTGTCGATCAACCGTTCCTAGATCACTTGGTATGAAGGTAATAGAAACATTGGCTCGGGCTGAAGTAACAGACCTTGGAGTATATCCTAGTTGTTTGGCCAATGAAACAACAGACGATCTAATTGTGGCCGTGTCCAAAAACATTTCATTGGCGATCATATTTATATAGAAGGCATTGTAATGTGTATTGTAGGCAAGAAGATCCAAAAGAACCGACAGACCAGATCCCTCGTAGTCATAATCGGTAAAGTGCCCCTGTCCTCTGAGATAATTTTTGAAACTTTGTTTGATTAAATCAAAATCTAGTTCGGTAACTTTTAAGTTTTTCGTGGAATTGGCTGGCATTTTATCTAATTCTCTCTAAAAAGAAATTAATTTTGCGAGACACAGGATGATTAATAATAAAATATTCTAGTGTAACATTGTACAAATTCCTGTCTGGTTCTGCTTGAACAACTACTGAAATTAAATTAACCCTAGGTTCAAAGTTATTAACAACTTCATAAATTGCATTTTGAATTGTCATTGCCGTAGAAGGCAGAATATTATCAAACAGCGAATTGCGAATATTGCATCCAATTTCTGGATGAAAAGGGCGTTCATAGTGATTTGTCATTATCAAGTTTTTTAATGAACGAGTCACCGCCTTATCTTCCCTCAGAGGAGACAGTTTTCTGGTATTTGGATGAGCAATAAAATCCAAATCTAGATCAGAAAATATCTTATTGCTAACTGATAATTGTGCCATGATGTCTTCCCGGTAATTATAACCTATTTATATGAATTTTCCTTATGAAGTATTAGTATAATTTAGGGAAGTGTTGACAATTTCTGGTTTATTTGGGATATTGTATAATTCAATTTACTAGAGACTAAGGTTTCGGTTGGATATATAATGGTCGTGTTTGTTATGGTTGATGGATCAAAAGCCATTGCGGGATCAAGATATAAGATATTACCTGAATAACCATTCAATGCAAGCGGGTTGCCGAAATATTCTGGGTCACCATAGTCGCCGGCATCCGAAGTTGGAGATATTCCTGGATCATAAAGGGTGTCGGTTCCAATGGCGTGTTCCCTAAAGTATTTTCGAGCCTGGGCTTGAGTTGTGCTTGGATATTTCTGAAGAACCATGGCCAATATTCCGGCTACTTGAGGCGCAGTAAATGATGTTCCTGAGGCTACATAATCACCCGTGCTTCCCCAGTGAGTTTTGTCTAATGTAAGATTTGCACCCCCCATAACACAATCAACTCTAGGTCCTTTACTTGAAGTATCCCATAATGTTTCTTTTCCAGACACAATCGAATTGAATGCAGAGTTCATATTACCAACTATTATTGTGTTAGGTCCAGCAAGGGCACTATCTCGATTGGTGTAACGAGGAGGACTGGGCTCCGTCGCCTCGCGCCCACCCCATATAGTATTGTCATAATCAGGGCCTCCAGGAACGTCATGCTTTTGAGCTTTATTTCCGGCTGATATTACATTAAAGACCCCTTCATTTTCCATATTAGTTACAAGCGTTTTTACTGTATCCTGTTCAGACAGTCGGATCGCGATTGGCATTCCAAAGTCCTTCCAGGCCTGGAAGGGTCCAGACCTTGACATTCCGAGCAGTCCCCGTGCGGTAGTATAGTCAGTTCCACGAAACTGTATCTTCCGAAAGCCAAACTGACCGTGGCCGGAAGAATAACCAAACGATGCTATGAAGACCGTAGGTCGTACAGATCCTCCGGCATCGACTTTAGCCTTGTGAAATAATCTAACAGCCTCCCACCAATAAACATTACTTTCCCAGGTCCGAGGCATTATGTAAATTTTTGCTCCTTTGGCCCATCCATAAGTGTTATGACAAGCAAAGGCTAGGACCGCCTCCCCGTGGTCCCCTGGAGTTTTAGTATTATAGTCGATAGTGGCCTGGCCGCTTAATCCTGTAAGAGTATTCCATTGGTATTCTTGAATCCTCGACACGCCGGAGTCTTTATAGCCCGCGTTCGTTATGTCAGGCACACCCTGGATACATGCCACTATGTCAACACCGGTACCATCCACATCCACTCCACCGTCTTGAGGATAGGTAAAGCTCATAGTATGATCGGTATTCTCGGCCGTGAAATTGTTTGTCAGGCTAGTGTGTCTATGCAAGGCCCAATTTCCTCTGTCCACATATATGGACGAGGTATTATAGGGACTGGCTCGGTTGGCAGGTAGCGTATTGTCGGCATCTTCTTCTATTGATGCATCCATTTCTGCCATATTATCAATACCGATAACCCGGTCATCATTTCCCAAAGCGATTACTTGGGTATCGGATAATCTAGCAACAAAAATCTGGTCATTGGTGATAAACTCATCAACAACTTCTGTGACCATACCGTAGAAATCATTTTGATTTTCACCAGGGTGTAATGCTATTACATAAGTATCATCTGTTATTTCCATTATTTTTCCTATTTATATACTACTAAGTTTATTGTTAATTTGATCTACAGTGTCATTAAGATTATCCGAAGATAAAGCCACTCCAGCAGAATCCACCAATCGAATATAAGAACCATCGGCATATAATGTAGTGCCACCCGGAGCCGAGGCGGCCGCCGGGGCCATTGAATCACCTGCAATTACATTATCGGAACCCGAGGCAGATTCATTTGCAACAAATGAACCGTGACCGCCAGTTGCATCACCTTTACGATGTACTGATTTGCCGTTTACGAATACTGTAGAACTACCAGCCGTAGCAGGGTCTCCGCAAGTTGTTGTATCGTCAATGCGAGTACACTTTGCACCATTAACAAATACATCTGGAGAACCAGTTGCATATTCAGTTTGATGAAAAGGATTTGGCGTAGGACTTGCATGACCTACATGACTATCCGTTCCTACTCTTGTTACTTCCGGCATGTTATATCCTAGTATTCATCTATTATGGATTAAGGTTAATAGGATTGCCCACAATTTTTGTTTCGCCCGTAGATGTAGTAGTATAGTCGCCACCAACAGTTTGTGTATTGTCACCAATAACAGTTTGTGTATTGTCACCAATAACAGTTTGTATTTTGTTGCCACCAACAGTTTGTGTATTGTCACCAATAACATTTTGTATTCTATTGCCATCAACAGTTTGTGTTTGGTCCAGATTTATAATATCGACCAAATTACCGACAGTTATATTAAATTGATTCTTACCTATAATCTTGGTTGAATCATTATCGACTTGCTCAAACTTTCCTCCACCAATGACTCGTTCTACCTTTTCACCAAACAATATTGTATTATGAGTAGTGGTTATCTTGCTAGGGCTCTCATAGGCTTTGGGGCTACCATAAATCTCGGTCGCGACTTTATATACCTCAAATTTGTAGTCATTGCGATATTCAATCTTTACATTTCCGCCTTCGTTACCTCGTCCCATACCTAACTTATTCGGGTCAATTGACTTTCCGACATAATGATAGTAATTAGAATGATGGTCGTGTGTCACCTCGTCTGCAATTTGTTCAGTATATTTGCCTTTGACTAGCAAGTTATAGTCGCCATCAACCTGATGTGTAAAATTGCCTTTGGTGTAAAAATTGCAGTCGCCTTCAATGGTGACGACTGCACTACCTTGAATATTTACCCTATTGTTTTTGACTATAACAGTAAAATTATCTCCAACAATTTTTTCTACCCTACCGCCATCAGGAAACACCTCATAGTATGTTCCTGACCGATGCGATTCTTTAATGCGCTCTGCGCCTGGGGTGTCATCAGCCTCAAACAAATGCCCACTCTCTGTTTCGCGCACATGGTTGTATGGATATGTTGCATTGAAAGGATTTACAGGCTGTGTTGTCGGAGGATTAGGTTTTCCGGACCAGGCGGCTGGTTTACCATTAGGAGGAGCGACATCTAAAGTATCGTCAAATGATGCGACGGCAATATCAAAAGTTCGTTGCGAATCATGGACTTCAGTTAGGGTATCTAATTTTTCTCCTCTAGTTTGTCGAGGAGTATTTGCTTCTGTAATTTCAAAATTCAGACCCTTGGCGGTAGATTGTGGATGGTCTTCTGATACTAATATTCCTCCTCCAATTAAATCAGGAACAACTTTTCTAGGAGCATAAGCCACATAATTATTCGCATTTCTTACTCGATCATCTTTAAATCCATTAGCACCTTTAATTCGATAATCTTCCCCTACAAATTCACCAGGAACATCGTCCTTCATAAACACACCAGGCAATTGGGTGTGAGGTATTTCAATCTTCTGCTTTAGGGCAAATAATTTAGTAAAAAAACTCATGCTACTCTACTCACATATTGATGTGACACAAGAGGTTCGGCACTCTGAGGAACGGGAGTTTTGGTAGTTCCTTCAACAGCCGCAAGAGCCTCTTCTGATGAAATTGTTTTCTTATTCTCAACCTTATTTCCGGTTTCGTCCGTCGATTCTTCAGACGAATTAGTAATTGCCTCATCTGCCTCTGATGCACTAAGCCCATTTCCTTCTGCAAGACCTTTACCCTGTTTTTCTGGCGTTGCAGTAAAAGCCTCGTCTGCACTTCCGGGTTCACCTTTCAAACATTCCGCAGCATTTTTTAATCCATTATAGATATCTGTTAAACCAGAAGCAAGTTTTACGGCCTTATCCCATTCAGCCACGAGATTTGCTGCAACTTGGTTTGCTATATCAATGGCCGCGTTTTCTAAAGCTATTACAGCCTTGTCGGCCGCAGACGAAACTTGGGTTGACAGCTCATTCATCAAGTCAGTTGCCGACGGAGGATTTCTAATTCGTTTTTCTAGAGCTTCTGCTTGTAGCTGAAGGGCCTCAAGAGGTATACCAGCTGCCTCTGCCTCCGAAGCTAACTTCTCGCCTATAAGTGTTCCAAATTCATCAAGGCTAGGCAATTTAGGAAAAGTCAAACCAGGAATAGTAGGACACACCAGCTCGCTAGGTGATAATGCAGCGGCCGCCTCTGGGGTTATGCCTTCTAATTCGACATCTTCGATATTTTCTGGATGTACAGTACCATCATGTGCCATTATATGCTCCTGTATTGATTGTTCCTAGAATCACACGGTCTTGGGCATCTTCACCATCTCGAAAAAATCCAAGAACCCACGTTCCTTCTTTCGGAGAATGCACTTCACCTTGTGCGCTATTGAGCGGAAGCATAGGATAAGCCCAGGGAAGATGTTCTGTAGGAACTTCTTCTCGACTCTCGCTATCAAATCCATAGGCGCGAACTCTCATTCGTCCAATTCCGAGGGGATCCATTCGGTCTTCTATGACACCTTCAAACCAAATAAATCCATCTCGCCCCATTCCCTTTTTCATCGTGTAATTCCTCTGCGCCTCTTTTCATTTGCAATCCAAGCCGCTGCACTTCGTCGAGATGGACCCTTCTTAATCCATGCAACGGCTGTTTTATATGCGCCCAGTGTTTCTTTGTCTGCGTCTTTTCCTTTACTATTATCTACAATAACAAGTCGGCCCTTGAACAATCTTTGAAATGCACCAA